AAAGGCCTTAGTCTTTTTATCCTGTGTGGAATAAAATCATACACTTCATCTAACCATTTAAAAAATTCTTCAAGAGTATATTTACCAACAATGAATGGGTGCTCATCTTCTTCTGGTATGACTAGATTAGATTCAGTTATCTCTTCTTCGTCTCCGCAGTCTTCATTACACTTAGCGTAGACAAGTTCTTCTTGAACCATTTCGGATATACTGAATTTATTAGCTCCAGCCCTAGATTGCTGAACGCATACAGCGACTCGCTGTTTTTGATTTGGGTACTCTGAGCGCATGACTTCTGAGGTCATACATCGACCCATGAATTTCTGGGCTTCTTCGCCCTTTTCTCTCTTTGGTATTGGCATAATACTATTTATACACCAATTTTTTACCTATACGAATTCTTTAAACCGCCTGTTTTATCTTGATTGGCATCATTTAGCATCAAGAGGCTCTCTGCAATATATTTCATCTTCTGAGGGTCTACTGGGTAATCGTTTTTGTAGCCCCCTTTGTAATACGGCTTAGTTGGAGGGTTCGAGCGTTGACTTCTACGCAGATGACATGATGAATAATATTTATTGCCAACGTTAGCTTGCTGATGAAACATATTATACGCACCAGCGCCATGCTGAAGGCCCGCATTTCTTCTTGCCGCATACCATCCCGTAGCTTTTCTATGGGCTATAACTTGACGCCTTCTTTCTGCTTCCTGCATCGACCTTTGAATTCTTACCTGCTTAGCCCAAAGTTTTCTCTGAGCCTCTTCAAGCTCCCACTGGGTCGGTTCTCTTTTCCCATATTTCACTGATTTAGACAGATATCTCTCCCAAGGCTGTCCAGCAAAAGGTCTGACAGTCACCCTATCATTTCCAGGTTTTTCCTCTATTCTTCCGTGAGCTTTATTCCTTACCTCCCACTCTCCCTTCTCCTCATTCCACACATGCTCTTCATCCTGCCAGTTTTGAGCATTAGAGCTACATACTAGACCAAATACAATTAATCCGACGACAAGTTCTCGCATGATGCATCTTCTTTCTTTACGGAACAAACCCCTCTACCAGGGTTCTTTTTTATTCCCATCTTCTGTCTCTGCTTTCTCCAAGCATTAACAGTCACTATTCTACCACAAACCTTACTTAATTCTACAGCTCCAGCCTCATCCGTCAATCTACCAGCCGAATCCCTAATGAATTGCTTCTCGGCCTCACTCCATACTTGATTCATAATTTCCTCTCTTTTATTGACTTTTTATAGTTTTTAGGGTATAATATAATGTCCACTTTTATACAGGAGACATAGCATGTCCGATGAAAAACTTACCCCTTCAGTATTATACACTACAGAAGGCGAAGAAAGCAAGAAAAAAACTGAGCAAGAATTAAATGCTCCTGACCCAGAGCTTTCTGTGGCTGAGGATATATTAGCTAAACACACAAAAAAAGAAGCAGATGAAAATCCCTAAAGGAATGACTGAGAAGGAGGTGCTAGAGGTTATAAATAAGACAGTTTCTTATTTAGCCCCTAGCTTTAAGTTTGGTTATTTTGACATAGAAGACATGAAGCAGGAAGGGACCATATTTTGCATAGAAGCCCTTTCGTCATTTAACTTTGATAAATCGTGTCAAGACGATGTGTCTAATGCCTTATTGACCTTTCTTAAAACACACGTTAGGTGGAGATTCCTCAACATGCGAAGAAAGCAGCTTAGCAGAGTTGAGCCACCAAACTGCGAATGTAATCTTTGTAAGTCTGATTCACCCAACAGGCTTGACTGTAAAAAGTATGCGAACTGGGTCAAGAGAAATGTGGCAAAGAAAAGCTTAATGGAACCATTTGATGTTGATAGTGTAATGTCAAAAGATTTTTCATCCAGCCAAGACGTAGACTCCGCTGTATTCAGCTCTGATATAATTAAAATACTAAACCAGTATATATCTGTCAATATAAGGTCTGACTATAGAAAATTTTTAGATGGTGTGAGTATACCAAAACAAAAAAGAGAGAGGCTTTTTTTAGAGATAAAAAAGATACTAAAAGAGCATTACAGCATAAAAGAGGAAGACTATGAAGACGGGTAGACTTAGCAAAGATGAAATATCTTTCATAGACTCTAATCTACTTAATATGACAGACGCCCAGATAGCTAAACAGCTTGACCGTAGCGTTGAAGCCATAACACAAAGGCGCGCCACAGCACCACAGAAAAGCGCAAACGATGAGCTTCAGGCCTATGTTTCCCAGCTTCATTCTAAGCATTTTTGGACCACTATCAAAAAAAGCCTACTCGACGAAGAGATAGAAACTTTTGAAAATAGTTGGGCTTCTCTTTATTCCCAGTTCTTTCATCAGGGCGTTACTGCGACTGATGAGATAATGATGAAGGATGTTATAATTGAAGACATATTATTGCATCGGGCTTTGGAGCAGAAGAAGAATATACTACAAGAAATAAAAGAAAACGAGAGGCTTTTGGCTGAGGAGAGGGAAAAGGACATGGACGACCGTGATACTGATTTTATGACTAACGCACTTCGCACCATAGTTCAACTCCGTGGCACCTCTGAAGCGTATACAAAAGAGATAAATGAAATTAAGAAAACAAAGGATGGAAAATTTAAAGACCTAAAAGCTACGAGGAATGAAAGGCTCAAGACGGTTGAAGAATCAGGTAAAAATATTTTTGCCCTCATCAAGTTACTGGATGAACAAAAGATGCGCGAGACTGAGGGTAGGATGACTGGTTTGGTTTACGAGGCTTCTAAAACTAAAGAAGGACAAATGAAACAAAATATGGTTTTTGCTGATGGAGAGGTTGACAAAGTATGGCTTACGCCAGAAGCGGAACTTGAAGACGAGCAAAAGGATTAACAATGAAAGCTATTATATTTGGCGTTACTGGACAAGACGGCTCTTATTTATCTGAGCTTCTTTTAGAAAAAGGATATAAAGTCCTTGGCGTTATTCGCAGAGCAAGCATAGATAATACAGCAAGACTAAAAACTTTAAAGGAAAACAAAGACTTTAGTCTAATCGAAGGAGATGTCACTGATTTTATCAGTGTTTCTTCGATTATCAATGACTTTGAGCCAGACGAGGTTTACAATCTTGCCGCACAATCTCATGTGGCTACATCTTTTAACGAGCCGTTGCACACATGGAGAGTGGACGCTGAAGGTCCGCTTAATATACTAGAATCAGTTAGAAGGCACTCATTCAAAGCAAAGTTCTATCAAGCAAGCACATCAGAGATGTTTGGTAGCTCTGTTGACCCAGATGGATATCAAAGAGAAACTACGCCGTTTGAGCCTCAGTCTCCATACGCTATCGCAAAGCTTGCGTCACATCACAAAGTTAGAATATATAGAGAGGCTTACGGGATGTACGCTTGCAGCGGTATTTTGTTTAATCATGAGAGCGAAAGGCGTGGAGAGAAGTTTGTTAGTAGAAAGATTACAAAATGGGTGGCTGAATTTAGAAACTGGATGAACGGTGGGAACAAACCTTTTGACGCAGTTTCTGACCCAGACAATATACTTTCTGTGATGAACACAGAAGAAAGCTTTCCAAAGTTACGATTAGGAAACTTGGATGCGGCCAGAGATTGGGGCTATGCGCCTGATTATGTCAAGGCGATGTGGATGATGTTACAACAAGAACAAGCAGAGGATTATGTTATAGCTACCGGAACTAGCAGAACTGTAAGAGATTTTGTTAGAATAGCTTTTGACTTTATAGGTATAAAAGAATGGGAAAACCTAGTGGTTGTTGACCCTAAATTTTATAGACCCGCAGAGGTAGAGTTTTTGCACGGAGACGCCAATAAAGCAAAGAATGAGATTGGATGGAGTGTAGAAACCGCCTTTAATGAAATGGTCAAAAGAATGGTAGAACATGACATAAATGAATCATGTCCAAAGAAAAATACGACCCTTATTTAGTTTACAGGGACACTAGAGAAAAAGACGGCTGGGAATTTGCACAGTCTGGATATTGCGCCGGAACAGAGGAGCAGACCATAAAGACTGGAGATTATACTTTATATGGATATGAAAATCACATATGCATAGAAAGGAAAGGAAACGTATCAGAGTTAGCGACAAATATAACTCAGCCAAGATTTGAGAGAGAGCTTGAAAGAATGATAGACTTTCCCTGGAGATATGTTTTATTAGAATTTGAAATGAAGGATGTCGTTGAATTTCCAAAAGGAAGTAAGATACCGGCCTACAAGAGAAAATACATGAAAGTGAGAGGACCATTCTTCCTAAAGAGAATACTAGAATTACAAAAGAAATATGATGTTCCATTTATCTTTTGTGGCAAGTACGCTAAAGAAGTTTGTTCTAGTATATTTAAGAGGTTTATGGAGTCTCAACAAAAATATGGACACAAGTAAAGAACACATAGAAAATCTTTTAAGACATGCACATTTAAATCTTGGCGATGTTCAAAACGTCAATATTAAAAATAAACTTCTTAATTCAGAATATGACTATGATAACCCTATCATGGAATATTTGGATTTTATGTCTAAGCCAGAAAACTTTTGGTTCACATGCAAATACCTTCTTAATGTTGACCTATTACCATTTCAATTGTGCATACTTGAAGAACTTTGGAACAGAAAATTTCCAATGTTAATCGCTACTCGCGGCGCAGGTAAAACCTGGATTCTTGCATTATACTCTCTACTTAGAGCATTTTTTATGCAGGGCTGTAAAATAATTGTTATCGGCGCAGCATTTCGTCAGTCCAAGCTTTTGTTTGAATATATGGAAACTTTTTACAAAAATTCTCCTGTATTTGCAAATATGGTTGGCGCTGGCAAAGGACAAGGGCCTAAAAGAGATATAGATAGATGTACTTTTTATGTTGGTCAAAGCGAAATTATAGCTATTCCATTAGGCGACGGTTCTAAGATTCGTGGTTTACGTGCAAATTATATTATTGCAGATGAATTCGCGTCTATTCCTCAAGAAATATTTGAAGTCGTTATTAAAGGTTTTGGCGCTGTATCAGCAAACCCGGCAGATAGAGTAAAAGAGTACGCTCAAATACAAAAGCTTAAAGAGCTAGGTATGTATTCTCAAGCCGAAGAAATTGAAGATGAAATGGGCTTCGGAAACCAAACCATCATAGCTGGTACGGCATATTATGCTTTCAATCATTTTTATGAATACTTCGTGAGACAAAGGGAGATAGTTAGAAGCAAGGGCGACGAAAAATATTTAGAGGAAAAAGTATTTAAAGGTCAAATACCAGATGGCTTTGATTGGAAACAATACTCAGTCATGAGAATACCTGAAGGCCTGTTGCCTGACGGCTTTATGGACAGGTCTCAGCTAGCACAAGCAAAAGCTATGTTGCATTCCTCTAGATATGAGATGGAGTATGAAGCCTGTTTTGCAAAAGATTCAGAAGGTTTTTTCAAAAGGAGCTTAATAGAAAGATGCGTTACTAACGAAGCTATTTCTCTACCTTCGGGAGATGAAGTGCAGTTTGACGCAATGCTTGCAGGCAATCCAAATAAAAAATATATATATGGAATTGACCCTGCGTCAGAGACAGACAACTTCTCAATAGTTATTTTAGAACAAAATGATTCTCACAGAAGAATAGTTTACGTTTGGACTTGCAGCAGACAAATAATGAGAGAGAGAATAAAGACTAAAAAAGACTCAACTTTAGAAAGTTTTTATAATTATTGCGCTAGAAAAATATTAGATTTAACAAAAATATTTCCAACAAACAATATAGCGATTGACGCACAAGGCGGCGGAATAGCTATCATGGAAGCTTTGCATGACAAAAATCTTCTTAAAGAAGGAGAACAGCCTTTATGGCCTTACATAAAATATGAGGATAAAGACCCATTTTACTGGGAGTCTACGAATAAACCGACAGATGGCGAAGCTGGTTTGCACATATTACATATGATTCAATTTGCTAAGTCTGAGTTTACATTTAAAGCAAACCATAATCTTAGAAAAGACTTAGAATCGAACTGTTTACTATTCCCTAAATTTGATACCGTTCTGCTATCAGAAGCAATAGCACAGGATAAATTATCTAACAGATACTATGACACGCTAGAGGACTGCGTAATGGAAATAGAGTCCCTTAAAGACGAACTAGCCACAATAGAACACACCCAGACATCAAGCGGAAGAGACAAATGGGATACGCCTCAAACTGTAGAGGCGGGAGGAAAAAAGGGAAGACTTAGAAAAGACCGTTACTCATCACTGCTTATGGCCAATGAGGTCGCTCATACTTTAAATAATCAGCTTTCTGGTACTGAACACAAGTTTGTCGGCGGCTACGCAAATCAACAAAAAGGCTTGAAAAGGGGCCAGCTTTACACAGGGCCAGAGCATTTGGTAAAAAAAATGAACGGTGTTTATGGTATGGGCGTGAAGAGAAAATAATGGTGTATTACTAATATAATGGCATTAAACTATAACCACGATTATAATAAATGGAAACTTAAATGGCTCAACGAAAAGACCCAATAAAAACAAACTATATTCCAGATTCCAATAAAAATAGTGGTCTGGCTTTTGTAACATTTAACCCTGAAAATAGCGACGAGGCTGAAAACGCGCTTCAAAATTCTAAGGCCTTGGAGAGCTATCAAGCGGTAACGCATCACACCGCGTATGCTTATGGAGGCAGAGATAGATATGCCGATATAGATACAAATATATCTGTTAGAAACGAATTCACTAGAAATGACTATGACGCTTTTCGTCCAAGTGAATCTAGAAATACCGTAACAAAAGTTAATATGGCTAGGTGTGACAAAGCCTACAAGAGGGTTGGGATTGTCAGAAATGTTATAGACTTAATGGCTGATTTTGGTTGCCAAGGAATTAAGCTTATTCACGAAAACAAAAGAATAGAGCGTTTCTCTCAAAGATGGTTTAAGCACATGGTTGATGGCCCAAAGGCAACCGAGAGATTTTTAAATTATCTATACAGAATAGGTACTGTTGTGTGTCAAAGACAAACTTGCAAAATAACTTTGTCAGAAGAGAGAAGAATGGCCATAGCCTCTGAATATGACATTATTGAGCCAAGTCACGAAATGAAGAAGCCTTTAAGGATTAGAAAAAAAGTAATACCATGTGGCTACACCTTTCTAAATCCCATGACCCTGGAAGTTGCTGGCGGAGAGCTAGCACAATTTGCCGGTGACTACGCCTACGGGCTAAAGATAACAGGTTCTCTTAGAACAAAAATATCTTCGCCAAAAAATGAAATGGAGAAACGGCTCATAGAAAAACTACCAACGGAACTCGTTGAGGCTGTTAAGAACGGCATTCCGCTGATACCGCTGGACAGAAACAAGATATGTGCGTATAGCTACAAGAAAGACGACTGGGATACTTGGGCGTCTCCCATGCTTGAATGCATACTAGATGACTTGACCTTGTTAGAAAAAATGAAACTTGCAGATTTGGCTGCGTTGGATGGAGCAATATCTCAGATTAGAGTTTGGAGGCTTGGAGATTTAGATAAGGGTATATTACCAACAGACGCAGCTATACAAAAGCTTGCAGACATATTGCTTAGTAATCCTGGCGGCGGAGCTTTTGATTTAATATGGGGTCCAGAACTTAGCTTTGAAGAGGTAACAACGTCAGTTCATAACTTCCTTGGAGGCACAAAATACGAGCCTATACTTGACAGTATTTATAGCGGACTAGGTGTTCCTCCTAGCCTGACAGGCTCTTCAAGGGCTGTTGGGGCGACAAACAATTTTATATCTTTGCAAACTTTAATACAAAGACTTGAGTACGGCAGACAGCAGGTTACTAAATTTTGGGAGCAAGAGCTAGAACTTTTAACACAAGCGATGGGATGGTCCAAAGCTCCAAAGGTTCAATTTGACAATATGATACTAAAAGATGAGGCCGCTGAAAAAGCATTGCTTATACAACTTCTAGACAGAAATTTAATTAGCGAAGAAATGGTCATTGAGATGTTTGGTGCTGTGCCTGAGATAGAGTTGTCAAGGAAAAGAAAAGAAGCACGCGAAAGAATTTCAGGAAAAAGACCGACAAAGACTGGCCCATACGACAGAGACAAAGTTCACGAGCTTGTAAAGATAGCGCTGTCCAAAGGCTTAATTAGTCCCGATGATGTTGGGATAGAAACAGAGGATGACGAAGTTGTTGATAGCAATCCAAATAAATCTTTACCGGCTCCAGACAGGACATCAGAAAATCCATCCGGAGGTAGGCCTCAAAACTCAAAAGACGACCCGTCGATAAACAGAGACAGGTCATTTAAGCCAAGAACCTCCGCTGATATAGCTAATGAGTTAAGCTCTTTTCTAACAAATATGAATTGGGTTAAAAATGCACAGTCAGTTATTTCAGCCGCTGTTTCTCCAGGCATACTCAAACACTACAATAAAAAGAACATGAGAAGTCTTTCCTGGAAAGAGGCCATAGAGGCCGAAGAGGTTAAGTTTAGAATATTGTGCAATCTAGAAAAAATTGAAAAAGTTGACGAGGAGACAATCCAAAAGGCAGTTTCTTCAGGCTGCAAAACCCCACAAAAATTTAAAAAATGCTACAACGCTTTGATTTCCGCTTATAAAGCTAAGTCCGGAAAGCAGCCAACGGTAGAGGAAATAAGGAACATACAAGCTGCAACTTATTGCGTCTGCTCTGTTAAAAATGGCAAAGTGTAACAATTTTTAAAATATGGTGTATATTTTTTAAAACCATAACATGATTTCGGAGAGTTATTCTTGTGGGTAAGGAAATACCAATTTACAAAGCTGAAGCTGAAGCGGGTTTAGCTGATTTAATTCAGTCTAAAGACGGTCGCTCTATAGCGACTGTGTGCCCACTAATGGAGCAGGGGCTTGTTGCCGAATCCATCAAGAATCATACACAAGCAAATCATTTTAACTCATTTTATCGTTCTGAGGCCACAAACAAAGACCAGTTTGATTTAGAGTATGTTTATACAATCCTAGCGACAACTGGGTGGAATAGAAACGATGATGTGTTTGACAGACTAGAAATGTGGTCTGCTAGGAATACCGCTGAGGACAAGCCTTTTAATAAAGGTCATGACCCCAATGAAATAATTGGTCATATAACTGGAAACGCGGTTGTTGATGAGAGTTATGAGCTAGTTAAAAATGACTCTGAGGTTGATTCTTTACCAACAAAGTTTCACATACTTACGAGCGCTGTGATATACAAGCATGTGTCTAGTAGGGATGATAAACTTACAACCGCAACCAAAGAACTTCTGAGAGAAATTTCTGAGGGTAAATGGTTTGTTTCTATGGAAGCGCTATTTACGGATTTTGATTACGCTCTTAGAAAAGCTGACGGGGAACAAATAGTTGTAGCTAGAAATGAGGAAACTGCATTTCTTAGCAAACACCTACGAGCCTATGGTGGAGTAGGGGAATATGATGGGTCTAGAGTTGGTAGATTAATGAAAAATCTAACTTTCAGCGGAAAGGGTCTGGTTCAAAATCCAGGAAACCCTGAATCTATCATCTTTAAAGAAGAAGATAATATTATTTTTAATGGGGTTGCAGAAAATTCTTACCCCCAGATTGATTTACTAGTAACTAGTAGCAGTAAAGGAGATAGCTCAATGTCAGATAACAATGAGCAAGTCCGTAACCTTGAGTCTCAGGTTGAAAAGCTTGAAGCTAGACTGAAGGAGTTGGACGCAGAGAAGGTTCAAGCTAAAATTTCTACGTTCGAGAAAGCTTGCGCTGACAAAGACGCGGAAATTTCTGAACTTAGCTCTAAAATTGAAGCTGTCAGCGAAATGCTCGCTGAGTCTAAGAAGGCTTACGATGAGATTTCTGTGGCCAAATCTGAGGCTGATACTCAGATTAATGAGTTGGCAGAAAAGCTTGAAGCTATTGAAGCTTCTGCAGCAAGAGCCTCTAGAATTTCCGCTTTGGTTGATGTTGAAGTTGACAAAGCCGATGCAGAAGTTTTGGTTGATACTTTTGATGGTATTTCAGACGAACAGTTTGACGCCATTGTTTCTCTTCATGCCGATTATATGATGAAAAAGAAGGCTGGCATGCACGATAAAAAAGACAAGGACGAAGAGAAGAAGTCTGAGTCTGGCGCGCATGATGAAGATGAAAAGAAGAAGAAGAAAGAAGAGGAATCGGCAAAGGCTCCTTATCACAAGGAGAAGAAAGCCGAGTCTCCCATGCACTACAAGAAAAAAGCTGGGCATGGCAAAGACGAGGAAAAAGCGAAGGCCGGTGAAAATTTTGAAGTTGATGAGGCTGCTGAAGCGGCCGACACAGCGGAAGACACCGAAACTTTAAATAACGCTGAGGTAGATGACGCTCCTGCGCTTGCTGCCCAAAGCGAAGAGATGGGCGATGCTGTAGTGGCTAGCCTCAACGATTATTTTAGTAAGGTTCTAAGTGGCAACGATACCAAGTCGTAAAGGAGAAATAAACGATGGCACTTAAAGGCGACCGATATGAGTTCGAAACCACCACAGACTTCTTCATGAATGAAGTTGCTGAAAGAGGTGGAGTCGTAACTATAAGCACGGCCGGTTCCGGTGCTGCTCTTGACCAATCTGCAGCATTGGTTACTTATGCAGCCGCACAGTCCGGTTTGGTTCCCATTGGGATACTGCTTAATGATATGGTCAATATTGACCAAACCCGCCAACACATCAACTTCCATAAGAATGAGATGCAAAAAGGCGGAAAGGTGACCCTTCTCAAAAAGGGCACAGTTGTAACTAATATGATTGACCCTGGCGTTACCGTCACTAAAGGCCAAGTTGCCTTTGTTGGTCCCAGCGGACTTCTAACTAACACCAATAGCTCCCCATTGCTGAATCGTCAGAATCGCACTGCGGGTATGGTTGTTGGCCAGTTTGACAGTCTCAAGGACGAAGATGGCTATGCCAAGGTTTCCGTAAATCTGCCACAAGCAGATGCTAACTTTTACCCCAATAGATAAGGAGAACTAATACTATGAGTACGAAAAACGCTATTAGCGCTCCTACGCCAGAGATGACTGCTTTGCTGAAGCAGAGTGGTTCTGCAAATCGCGCCGAGTCGCTTGATGCTACGCATCAGCTAGCTATTGCTCTGCAAGAGCCATTGCGTCAAGGCGTTATGAGCGGAGACATTACTGGCAATATCTATGAAACGATTAGATTGGAGCCCGGTGCTACGCCTGAATTTCCTTTGGATTTTCTAGCTCCTGGCACTGAAAAGGATTTTGTTGCTTACAGCATTCCTAATCATGGTCGTATTCCCGAGCGTTACGTGGAAGGCGATTATGTCATGATTCCTACTTTTGAGATTGCTTCTAGCATTGACTGGACGCTCCGCTATGCACGCGATGCCCGTTGGGATATCGTTAGCCGAGCCCTTCAGGTTCTGCAGTCCAGCTTTGTCAAAAAGACGAATGATGATGCTTGGCACACTATTCTTGCAGCAGGTGTAGACCGTAATATTTTGGTCTACGATGCCGACGCCGCCGCAGGTCAGTTTACAAAGAGAATTGTTTCTCTCTTGAAGACTGTTATGCGTCGTAACGGTGGAGGCAACTCCAGCAGCATTAATCGCGGCAAATTGACTGACTTGTATGTTTCGCCCGAAGCTATCGAAGATATTCGTAACTGGGGCGTAGACCAAGTTGATGAGATTACTCGTCGTGAAATCTATACTGCTGATGATGGCGCTGCGTCCATCAACAGAATTTTCTCGGTCAACATCCATGACATTGATGAGCTTGGTGTTGGTCAGGAATACCAGAACTTCTTCAAGAGCGAGCTTAGCGGTAGCCTTCAGGCTTCCGACGTTGAGCTTCTCGTTGGTCTTGACCTCAGCTCGAACGACTCGTTTGTTCGTCCTGTAAGAGAAGACGTTCAGGTGTTTGAGGACGAAAATCTTCATCGTCAGCGTAGAGCTGGTTTTTACGGCTTCGCAGAGCATGGCTTTGCTGTGCTTGATAACCGTCGTGTTATCCTTGGCTCGCTGTAATAATCACAGTTTTTATGCTTAAACAAAGGGCTGGCCCCATTTTTGGGGTCAGCTTTTTTTATAGTAATTTGGTGTATAAATAACTAGCGAAGCCTCATACACCTATAATTAGGAGAAAAAATATGGTATACGGCAAGAATACCGCCTCTTGGAAAACTGAAATGACCACTCTTTTAAGATACGTCATTAATGATGCAGACGAAAACACAAGAGAATTCACAGACGAGCGGCTTTGCAGTCTTTTGATTACTTCAGCGCATTTGACTCTAGGTGTTGTTGATTTTCCATCCGACTATAAAGTTGACATACCAAATTCTGGAATCGCTCCAGACCCAACCGCTGGAGAAAGAGACAGCTCGTTTATAAATTTAGTAATATTAAAAGCGGCCTGTTTGCTAGCGCAAGGCGAGTATAGAAAAGCCAGCAATCAAGGCATGGTTATCAGAGACGGCCCATCTTCTATAGACGCGAGAGGTATGGTTGCAGCAAAAAAAGAATTAGCTGAAGAGTCTTGCTCAAGATACACTAAGGCAGAATTTGAATTTAGGCTTGGAAACAGTAATGTTGGCGAAGCAATAATTGGGCCTCATAGAAATTCTATATATGGCGGCGGCTCGCGCAATGGTGGGTATGATACTAGAGGCGGGCA